AGATGCAAGTCTTTGAATCTGGCAATGTTCAAGACATGTGTGGTGAGGATGTCTCATTCTGTCTTGATGCTAAAGATGCAGGCTTTGAGATCTGGTGCGATCCTCGGATTCGTGTTGGACACGAAAAGACTCGTATTATTTGATAGGAGGTAATTTATGGCAAAAGGCGGAAGTAGTAAGGTTATCTTTGAACCTGGAGCACCGAAGAAGACTCGTCAAGGACGTTCTGCTCGTACATTACTCAGTGCAACCTCTCGTAATGGAAAGAAGAAAAGATATCGCGGACAAGGTAAATAATTTTCAGAGTGCTTAAATAGAAATAAGCACTCTTTTTTTATGTTTACTGAAAAAGAACAACATGTTCTGCAATGGATTCGAAAAGTATCTGAAGTAAGACCTGAATTAAATGGTTTTGCAATTTGTCCATTTGCAGCAAAATCAAAATTTAAGATCATAGAGTGCTCGGTAGAGGATATTTCTCCAATTGATGGATATCAAGTTATTATTTTTATAGTTGAAGATTATTTTAACTTGGATACCATTAACTTCTGGGTAGAATACTACAATACAAAGTACAAGGATTGGAAGTTCTTTGAAGATTGTGGTCTTTATGACACCTTTATTAATGGAATTCAGACGAATAATGGTAAGTATAATCTTATTCTAGCTCAACCAACAGAAAAATTACGTAAGTTTCGTGAAAATTTAGCAAAAACTGGTTATTATGACTTATGGGATGATGAATATCTAAGAGAAATTCTTGAAGATGACTATGATATAATTGAAAAACGGGATAGCAACCCCGTAAAAAGTTCTGATTTAACAAATCAGGAGCAAAACAATGACCAAACAAGTCGATAAAGACCAAAATTTTATGAAAAATGAGTGGGGAACACAATTTTTATCGTCAGAATATGGTTGGGAGTCTAAAATTGAGAAGCAAAAGATGCTTCGTGAGATTGCAAATGACGATTTGACTCCAAAAAAACATGATTTTTATCATCAAAACGAAATTCATGCAAAAATTCGTAATGATGAAGACTATGATGACTGGGAGTATGGAACTGAACCGCTCTATGAATCCAAAAATCCTTAATAAATAAGATAGAATTATCTTATTCAATGCCATTAGAGCGAGTAAGTCAAGGTTTTAGAGACGTTAGTATGTCATTTCAGGCAAATCCCCTGAATAATGACTTAATTGCACTTAAAAACGAGACTGCTATTGCTCGCTCAATTCGAAATATTGTATTTACAATACCTGGAGAAAAGTTTTTTGATCCAGATTTTGGTTCGAATGTGACAAGATCACTATTTGAAAACATTGATGATATATCTGCAATTACTATTCGAGATGAAATTGAGACATCGATTCGTAACTATGAACCAAGAGTGTCTTTAATCTCGGTTGAGACTGCTCCAGACTATGACAATAACAATTTTAATGTTACTATTGTGTATAGAATTGTAGGTATAGATGTTCCACCACAACAATTAGAATTTGTATTGTTGCCGACACGATAAATGCCTCTTCAAAACTTCACTGGTCTAGACTTTGACCAGATCAGACAAACACTTAGAGACTATCTAAAATCTAACTCCAATTTTACTGACTATGACTTTGAGGGGTCAAATCTGTCATCGATTCTTGATGTCTTATCATACAATACATACATCACCTCATACAATGCCAACATGGTGGCAAATGAGGTCTTTATTGATAGTGCAACTCTAAGAGAAAATGTGGTTGCACTTGCAAGAAATATAGGATATTTACCAAGATCTAAAAAATCATCTCGTGCTGGTGTCAACTTCTTTGTAGATACTTCAAGCATCTCTCCTACGCCATCTACACTTGTATTAAAGAAAGGTCCTATTGTTGCCAGTAGTAGTCAATTTTCAGGGCAATCTTATGTTTTTAGTATTACTGAAGATAAATCGGTTGCAGTTATTGATGGAATTGCTACATTTGAAAATCTTGAGGTTTATCAGGGATCAGTGGTTAATCAATCTTTTGAATATTCTTCAAGAAATTCATTTCAAAGATTTATTTTATCGAACACTGGCATTGATTTAGATACTTTAAAGGTTAATGTTAAGCCAAGTAACTCATCTTCAGTGTCGGTAAAGTACACTTTACAAGATAATTTGTTTGATGAAGCATCTGGATCAACAATTAATGGCAATTCTCCAATTTATTTTGTAAATGAAGTTGAAGGCGAACAATATGAACTTGTTTTTGGTGATGGTATTTTTGGAAAAGCGTTAGAAGACGGTAATATTATTGATGTTTCCTACATTGTAACTGATGGAGACTCAGCAAACGGCGTAAACAGTTTTACTTTTAGCGGAAAACTCATATATGTAAGAAATGCAGTCGAATATAATGTAACAAGTGGAATTTCACTGATCACAGCAAACGCTTCTTCAAGTGGAGGTGAGCAGATTGAAAGTGTTGACTCCATTAGGAAGTATGCACCTCAAATTTACTCGACGCAAAACAGAGCACTCACTTCAAATGACTATGAAATCTTAATTCCAAGCAAAATTTATCCAGAGGCAGAGTCAATTTCTGTTTTTGGTGGTGAAGAACTAATTCCACCACAATATGGCAAAGTTTTTATAAGTATTAAACCAAGAACTGGTGATTTCGTTCCAAATGCAATTAAAGAAAACATTAAAAGAGATCTTAAAAAGTATGCAGTTGCTGGAATAGTTCCAGAAATTTTAGATCTTAAGTATTTGTATGTAGAAATTGATAGTAAAGTTTATTATAACAGCAACTTATCACCAAATGCTGCTTTCGTTTCAAGTTTGGTACAATCAAACATCAATAAGTACGCCGAATCATCTGAATTAAATAGATATGGTGCAAGATTTAAATATAGCAAACTTTTAAAAATCATTGACCAAAGTCATCAGTCTGTTACTTCAAATATTACAACAGTTCAAATGAGAAGAGACTTAAGATTAGTAGTTGATAGTTTTGCGGAGTATGCAATTGATTTTGGTAATGAAATACACATTTCTTCAATGGATGGATATAACATTAAATCAAGTGCATTTAAGGTAATCGACATATCTGATGAGGTTTATCTAACAGATGTTCCAAATTCAGATAAAAAAACAGGAACAATTTCATTTTTCTCACTTCCGTCACCAGGATCTACAAGTCCTGTCATACGAAGAAGTAATGTTGGAAAGATCGATTACAAAAAAGGTCGTATGACTTTGAATCCTGTCCATATCGTATCAGGAAAAACTAAAGATAATCAACAAATTTTAGAAATTTCTGCGGTTCCAAGTTCAAATGATGTTATTGGATTACAGGACTTATATTTGCAACTAGATAGAAGTAACGTAGAAATGATTATTGATGAAATTAGTTCAGGACTAGATCCTGCAGGTTCAAACTATAAAGTCAGCTCAAGCTACTATAACGGAAGCATTGTTAGATAAAACAAATGACAGAAAAAAGAGTCCAGTTTAACAAAATTGTTAAGAATCAATTACCTTCCTATGTGCAGGAAGAATTTCCACTAATTGGCGAATTTTTAACTCAATATTATTTGGGTCAAGAGTATCAAGGTGCGCCAGTAGACTTGATTCAAAACATTGATTCTTATATTAAACTAGATTCTTGTGGAAAAATTATAAAGTCAACAACTCTTACTGAAGATATAGATTTTTTTGATACAACAATCAATGTTGAAAATACTAATGGATTTCCTGACAATTATGGATTGATCAAAATTGATGATGAAATAATCACATACTCAAGCAAAACTGACGTATCTTTTGTTGGATGCATCAGAGGATTTAGTGGTATTACTTCATTTAGAAATCCTAATAATCCAGAGGATTTAATTTTCTCAACTTCTACTGCAGAAGAGCATTCAAATGAAACTGTAGTAGAAAATTTAAGTATTCTATTTTTAGAAGAATTTCTAAAAAAAATCAAAAATCAATTTCTTCCTGGATTTCAAGGCAGAGATCTTGCAAGTGATTTAAACCAAAGTCAGTTTATTAGACAATCAAAAGACTTTTACTCAACAAGAGGAACTGATGAGTCTTTTAAAATTCTTTTTAAGTCACTTTATAACGATAATGTTGAAATTATCAGACCAAGAGACTATGTAATTTCTCCATCAAATGCTAATTATAAAAAAACTAGAGATCTTGTCGTAGAGTTTATATCTGGAGATCCTTCAGAATTAATTAATAAAACTCTGTTCCAGGATCAATTTGAAAATATTTCAAAAGCATATGCTCCTGTCTCAAATGTAGAAAAGATTTCTGTAGGAATTCTAACAGACTCTTACTATAAAGTCAGCATTGATGGATCATACACACAAAATGACGGATCTACAGAACTTTTGTATGGAACATTACCAATTCATCCTAAAACAAAATTAATTGGTGAAGTTGGCGTTGGAATTACATATCTTGATGTTGATTCAACTGTAGGTTTTCCAAAGAAAGGAACTCTTTCGTTTCCATATAATAATGGAACAATTGGTGTTGTAACATATTCAGATAAAACTATTAATCAATTTTTAGGAATATCTACTGAGGCAATAACAGGTACAATTTTAGATGAAACAGAGATAGAACAAAATACTTATGCCTATGCTGCTGGCGCAGGAACAACAGATGGAATTAAGGTAAAAATTAGATCTGTTTTAAATCAACTAAAAACTTCCGAAGATACAATATATCAACAAATTGGATCAAAAATAAAAATTAAATCATTAGGAAAAATTACTAGCGATAGAAAATCAAATAATTGGTTATTTAACACAGCACAAAATTACACTGTAGAATCTTTAACTCTTGTAGATTCTACTAATAATTCATATAGACTTACTACAAAAGACGTTAACATTTTAAGAATTGGTGACGGATTACTATTAACTAATAATAATGAGGAGGTTTTACCAAATATCTTTATTGTAGTTGATGTTTTTAATTCTCAAACATGTCTTATCAGAGGTCTTGGAATTACTGATCCATCAAAAATTGTTAGTGTAAAAAGATCCATTACAAAAATTGATTCAGATGTACATAATAACCTCAATCAAATTACTGCAAACGTTCAAAACGTTTACTTAGATTCCGACAAACTTTTAGTGGCTTCTTCATCACTACCATCTTTTGGTGAACCACTATCTCCTACTGGAGTTAAATTTGGACCAAAAATTCAAAGAATAGAATTTTCTGGTACTTTTGAAAAAGACCAAGAAATTGTAACTTTTTCAAATGTAATTGATCATAACTTTTTTACTGGTGATGCTGTTTATTATACACCTGAAAAAGGATCAGTCACTACAATTGATTCTAGTGGAGAATCAGTAATTCAAGAGTATGTAATAAGTTCTATTTTTGATGAAGGGTTATATTTTGTACAAAGAATTGATGAAAAAAATATAAAACTAGCAAGAAGTAGATCAAACATTTACAATAATGTTTTTGTAAAAGCAAATACTGATGGAAATGATACCAAAACAATTCAAAATAATATTATTGAAAAATATGAATTTAAAGGAAAGGTCATAGAACCACAAAAACTGTTAAGAGAAGTATCTCCTCCAGTTAATGATGGAAAAACATATGAAACATATCCTGGATATAATGGAATTTTTATCAATGGCGTAGAAATTTTAAATTACAAATCAAAAGACATTGTTTATTATGGACAAATAAATTCAATTGATGTTGTTTCTGGAGGAAAAAATTATGATGTTATTTCTCCTCCGATTTTAAGTATTAGTGATTCTGTAGGAGCAGGAGCAACAGGATATTGTGCAGTTAAAGGATCTTTTTCTGAAATAAGAGTTTTAGATTCTGGATTTGATTACATTGAAGTTCCTACAATTAAAATTACAGGAGGCAACGGATCAGATGCAAAGGCAGAGGCAAAATTAGTAACAATACCTCATGAAGTTACTTTTAATGCATCTGGAATTGGAACTGCAGTTGGAATTGGTTCCGCAAATTCTTCAATTGGATTTTCCACCTATCACAAATTTAGAAATACTGAAAGAGTAGTATATAAAACTTTTGGTAGGAGAGCACTATCTGGATTGAATACGGATGCGATATACTATGTTTCAGTTAAAGATGATTATAAAGTAAAACTTCACAAAACACTGAATGATTCTGTTCTTGGAATTAATACTGTCACTTTCACTGATTATGGTGATGGTATTCATTCGTTAAATTCTCTAAATGGAAAAGCCATTCTAAATTCTATTTCGTTAATTAATCCTGGATTTGGATATGAAAACAAAAAGAGAACCTGTGGAGTCGCAGGAATTAATACTGCATTAGATGTCATCACAATTTCTAATCATGATTATAAGACAGGAGAAATTGTTAAGTACTCTGTAGATGGATCATCTATTGCTGGTCTTTCTACTATATCTGAATATTATGTTACAACAATTGATAAAGATTCATTTAAATTATCTGTTGTTGGAGTTGGTACGACAAATAAAGATTTTTACTTTAGAACCGAACAGTATGCAAATTTAACCTCAGTTGGTGTTGGAACTCATAGTTTTAATTATCCAGAAATTTCTGTAGAAATAGTTGGAAAAGTTGGATTGTCTTCTATAGGTGAAGAGACATTTAAAGCTGTTGCTCAACCAATAGTTAGAGGTCAAATCACCTCCATTCATTTATCTAATAATGGAGTTGGATATGGAGTATCTGAAGTTTTAAATTTTGAAAGATATCCATCTGTCAATTTATATACTGGAAAAAATGCTGAACTAATTCCAGTAGTTTCTCAAGGAAAGATTGTAAGTGTAGCGATTAATAATGGAGGAAGCAATTATAATACTCCACCTGAATTATCAATTTCTGGTATAGGAACTGGAGCAAAGTTAACTCCAGTGATTGTTGATGGAACAATAACCTCAATTAAAATCAATAATGGTGGAGTTGGATACGGTGTTTCAACAACATTTATTACAGTAACTCCTTCTGGGGTAGGTGCAGAATTTAAAACAAATATTCAAACTTGGAGAGTTAATGAATTTAGGAAAAATTATAATAATCTAGCCGACGATGATGCATTTATATCAAAACCAACCAATATTGATTTTGGATTGCAGTGCTCATATGCGTATGCTCCTAGAGCACTCAGAAGAGTTCTATATGCAAGTGATGCAGATGGAAACACTTTATATGGTAAAAAGGATTTAACCATCATTAATGGTCAAGAAGCAAATAGCACAGACCACTCTCCAATTATTGGTTGGTCTTACGATGGATATCCAATCTATGGACCATATGGGTATAACACTAAAGTTGGTGGAACAGTAACTCAACTTAAATCTGGATATTCTTTAGAATTAAAACCTAATAGACCACCTACATCAGTTTTTCCATCTGAATTTTTTGTAGAAGATTTTACATGGATTAATTCTTCAGATGAAAGTTCTCTTGATGAAAATAACGGAAGATTTTGTGTTACTCCAGAGTTTCCAAACGGAACATATGCTTATTTTGCAACTTTTGATTCTGCTCCATCTTCAGATGGCATATTTAAAAACTACAAAAAACCAGCATTTCCATATTTAATAGGAAAATCATATAATTCTAAACCAAGTGAGTTCAACACCAAAAAGAATTCAAATCAAAATGATTTTGACCTAAACAAAACGAATTGGATAAGAAATACTTATCCATATTCTTTGGATAAAAAGTATAGCGGATATAACTATGTAAATCAATCATACAAGTTTGTAACTCAAGACTCCACAATTAAATTTGCAGAAAAAGGTTCTGTTGATTCTGTTGGAATACTTACTGGAGGATTAAATTATAAAGTTAATGATAAAGTTGTGTTTAATGGAGATTCTGTATCTAGTTTTTCTGCCGTTGCTAAAGTTTCACGTTTATCTGGAGTTGGTGTAGGAACAATTAGTGTTGCAAATACAAAACTTTCAAATGTTGAGTTTTATCCAATAGGAGGAAACGGTGATTTTATTGGAGTTAATACTTCTCCACATCTTTTACAATTTAACGATGAGGTAGTTGTTTCTGGAGTATCAACAACTTCTTCGTTGATTGAAAATTCATATAATGTAGGTGTAACTACAAATAAATTAAGTCTTTCTGCTGCGGTTGGAAATTCGAATATAACTGGAATAGTTACATATTTTTCAGTTATAGGAGATTTAAGTTTCCCAAGAATATCTGAAAATGATATCTTGTTAGTTGAGTCTGAAAAAATCAGAGTATTGAATGTTGATAGACTCAGTTCAAGAATTAGAGTTGTACGAGGTGTAGACAATACCATTGCGGTTGCACATACTGCAACCACAGTTTTAGAAGAACTACCAAGACGTTTTACTATTAATGTTGGAGTCAAAACAACTTTTGATTCTAAGATTAATAAAGAATATTATTTTAATCCAGTGGACTCCATTGGAATAGGAACTAGATCTGGCGTTGGTATAGGAGTTACAATCACATTTACAAATCCTGGTGCTGGAATTACTCAGGTTTTCGTACCTACACGATCCATTTATCTACCAAATCATAAATTAGAAACTGGCGATCAAGTAACATATCGAATTTTTGATGGCAACACAATTGGTGTTTCGACAGTAAGTGGTGGATCAACTCATGGTCTTACTAATCATTCAACTTTATATGTTGCAAAACTAAATGATGATCTCATTGGTCTTTCTACGGTTCGCGTTGGTCTAGGAACAACTGGAACTTTTGTTGGATCTGCTTCTACAACATCGCATCAAGGACTTCTGTATTTTGTTGGATTAGGAACAGGTTCATATCATAGTTTTAAAGTATCATATCCAGAAGTTATTACTGCGTCTGTAGAAAAGAACCTAGTAACGGTAGCAACAGCGTCTACACACGGATTATTAAGAGGTGATAGAGTTGTAATTGATGTTAATGCGTCTATTTCAACATCTGTCACATTTAAATACAATTTACCAAACAGAAAACTTATCTCAACCGGACTAGATTTTGTTGCTGCTGGAGTTGGAACAACAACCAACACAATTTCTTTAACAAATCATGGTTTTGCCAATGGTCAAAAAGTGATTCACACTTCTTCATCACCTGCTGTTGGATTGCAAAATGATAAAGAATATTTTGTTTATGTTGTTGATAAGGATAATATCAAATTAACAGATAGTAAGTATGAAACACAACAATCAATTCCAGAATTTGTAAATATATCAACTCAAGCGTCTGGAACTATTTCTCCTGTTAATCCACCTCTAGTATTCTATAAGAATTCTGCGGTTTCATTTAACTTGGGAGATCCATCTTTATCATATACTCAAAGTAGCACAAAGTATCCTGGATTTTATCTCGAATTTTATAAAGATTCAAACTTTACACAAAAATATGAGACAAGTGGTGTTGAATCTACATTTGATGTAACTCGTAGTGGAACAGTTGGCGTAAGTTCACTTGCCAAAACAACTCTTAACATTAATGAATATACGCCAAAAATTCTTTACTATAAACTTGTTTCAATTGATACACCTGAGAATTTAACAGGCAATAAAGAAGTTGTTGTTGATAATAGTGTTGATTTAAATAATCAAATTATAGTGAAAGACAGTGAGTATAATGGAGAGTTTGAAATAACAGACTATACATCAAATACATTCTCCTATAATTTGAGAAAATATCCAGAATCTTCTTCATATAGTTCGACACAATCTGAAATTAAATATACAACAGATTCTGTTAATTCTTTTGGACCAATATCCTCAATTAAAGTAAGTGATAAAGGAAGAGGATATTTAAAAGTTCCTGGAATTACAACAGTAACATCTACTTATGGAACGGGAGCAATACTAGAAGCATCTAGTAAAACAATCGGTAAGATAAGAACTACAAAAATAGAAAATATTGGTTTTGATTATCCATCTGATTTTACTCTTAGACCAGAAACAAAAGTTCCTCAAATATTAAGAGTTGAACCTCTAACAGGATTTGATTATATCGG